AGATAACTTTCACGTCTCACATCTTGCTCGCAGAATCAGTCCTTACGAAATTAGAGGGACTGGTCTTCCTGTATGTATTTTTAGACAATTAATGCTCTTTGACAAGCTCCGCGAATGTTATTCGACTGATTGCGAGGTTCTAACAGATAGTGGGTTTAAGACAATAGATCAATTAGTTCATAAGACAACCTCTATTTCAATCAACCCTAACTATGTTAATGGTATTGAATTAGATGAGGACGGTCAAGTATCATCTGTTCTTACTATGAAGGAAGATTTTAAAGTAGCTTGTGTAAATCAAGAAACAAATGAGATAGAGTATCATAAGCCAATTGAATTACATATGTCGAAATATAATGGCAAAATGCTACATTTCGAAGGTAAAAAAATTGATACACTTGTTACACCAAATCATAAGATGTGGACTAAAGAGCAAACAAATGGTAAGTGGGGAGAAATGAAAAAAATTCCCGCCTCTAAAATGTTAGAAAAGAAAAAATATTGGAAATTTAATTCCAAATCAAAATATGTTTCAAATGACCATCCTGAAACAATTAGTGTTTTTGGATTTGATGTACCATCAGAATTATATATGAAAATTTTAGGATATGTAGTTTCGGAAGGTTGTATATATGAAAATTTTGAAAATGGCAGATATGATACAAAAATTTTATTAAATCAACTTACATCAAGTGATTGTTTTGATGATATGAAGTCATCTTTTGAAGAATTTGCTAAAAGTTTAAACAAAAAAGCTACTTCTTATATTTCTACAAAAGGTTCTGGATATTCTAAAAATACTCCAAAGGAAAAATGGGAAAGCTGTATTCATGGGAAAGATTTAACACAATATTTTAAAAATGAAATTGGTGTTAATGGCTCAACTATATCTCATGATAAACATTTGCCACGCTGGGTATTAAATTTATCACCCAATCTTCTAAAAATACTTTTAAATTCTTTATTGTTAGTTGATGGTTCAGAGTCTACAAGCAAATATGGGACTGATTCAAAATCTTTTAAGTATTCTACAATATCAAAACAATTGGCAAACGATGTCTATGAGTTAGTTTATAAATGTGGATATGTTCCAAATTTATGCGTATCTACTGCTAAAAAATCAGATGGTAGAATGGTGACAGAATATATTGTATTATGGTCATCAACTGATTATGGTAATGAGCCATTGGTTTATACTGGTACAAAAAATGGGGGTGGTGCCTCTGTTAAAGAAATAGATTATGATGGTGTAGTATGGTGTTTTGAAGTACCTACTGGTTTATTTATTACTAGAAGAAATGGCAAGATTTCTATTAATGGAAATAGTAAATATGCTCAGGCAGATAACATGATCAATCCTCTTACATTAGTAAAGATTGGTACTGAAGGAGCAGATGGTCAACATCCAGGGTTTGCTGATCTTGAAGCTTGGAGAGCTGTATTCGAAGAAGCTCAATATGATAAAGATTTCAAAATCTTTACTCATCCAGGCGTAACCGTTGAAAGAGTAGGTTATGGTGCTGGTATCTATGACATTTCAGGTGATATTACTCAAATCATCAAAGAAATTTATGTAGGTTTACAAGTACCATCTGCATTGATGGATGGTGGAGCTGATACTACCTATGCTAATGCTGGTGTAGCTTTGGACGTATTACGTCAACGTTATATGCAATTCAGAAATATGATGTCAACTTGGTTAAAGAGAAAAGTTTTTGCACCAATTTCTAAGATCCAAGGCTTTTATGATTATTCTGGTGGTGAGAAACAATTAATTGTGCCAGACATTGACTGGAATCATATGGCTTTGTTTGATGCTGGTGACTATATTACAAATCTAGTGGCATTAACACAGGGTGAAGATGGTGCCAAAAGAGCTTCACTTCATACACTATATAGATCTATGGGTCTTGAGTTTGAAGATGAAGTTAGAAAGATGCGTAAGGAAACCATTCAATTAGCTATTGGCGCTAAGGAAAAGGTTGCATTGGCATCTATGGATCTTAATGCGCTTCGTGCTCTTGATGAAGATGATGAAATTCCAGAGCCAAAAGCGAATGCAGAGGGTGGAGCAGGAGGCTCGCCACCAGTTCCTGGTGAAGCACCACCAGGCGGTGAACCAGCATTACCTGGATTGGATATGGGTCTATCACCAGATGGACCTCCACCAGCACCTTAATATACTTAGAATCAATTAGTATTTATGTATAATCTTGTATTGTTTACGAATTGAATATAAGTGAAGGGTTTACTATGGAAAAATACGCTCAAAGAAATATTGGAGATAGAGCATCTGGCTTTATAAATAAAATTAAAGAGAAAACTAATATTGGAGGCATTGCTTCTGAAAATCTTTTTAATCCAAAATTCACAAAAATTATGAATACTCTTAGGGATGATGTAGATGATCCTATTAGAGCTATTTTATTTGGTGAAAAAATTAATGAAGCTTCTCCTCCAGAAGGATTAGTTGGCGCCAAAACTTATCTAAGGAATGCCAAAGAGAATCTTGCAAAAAAGGAGTATATGAATACTCTTGGAAATATTGGCAAGTTTCATAAAAGCATGGAATTAATTACCAAGCGCTTATTATCTTTTAAAGGTAATGTTGATGATATTCATGAAGAATTCATTCAAAAAGATGTTGTTGATGATACTAAAGACGAGATAAGAAGATTGCAAGATCGTTATCTAAAAAGAAAACAACAAAAAGCAGCATCAGATAGAAATTCACTAATGACTAAACGAGCTGGTATTATGGAGTTCTTAATAGGTAAAGAAAGAGGTATGGCTACTTGGGAGAAGTTATATCCAAAACAATTCAAAAGACTTAGAGAAGATTTAGGTGTTCTATTAAAAGAATCTAATTCCTTATTTAATTTGACATTATCTAATCTTAAAGATATGGCTGGATTTAGAGGTGCTAGAAAAGTTGGTGATTACATTACTTCTGGCGAAGTAATTGTCAAAGCTTATAATACATATGATACAAAGTTTGATACTTTGTTTGATACTCATAATGCATTGTTAGGTAAGATTAGCAGAAGTGTCCCTAAACCTGATGGTATTCCACCAACAGTAGATATGGTATCTGTGCCAGGTGATGCTCATCGATATGGTATTCCACCAACAGTAGATATGGTATATGTGCCAGGTGATGCTCATCAATTTAGTGGACCAAACACTTCTCCAATGGCTTCCAGTCCAGTGACAATTAATCAACCACCTGCAAGTGGCGCACATAATATTGGAGATAGACCAACAAGATTAAGCCCAGTAGTAGGTCCAGATGGTAAACCAAAAAGTGCGCCTCCACCAGTTTCAGTTGTAACGTTACAACCAACGATTCCAGATCTAGGACCATTACCAAGTTTTCGTGATCCAACTTCAGTTCCTGATAATGCTAAGGTTCGTTTGGTTCCAAATTCAGTTCCAGTTTTGGGTCATAGGAAATTTATTGAATCATTGGAATCAATGAGTGGTGAACATCCATTGATTTTAGCTAAATTTATTTCTAAGTATGCTACATCGATACAAGGAAATGATCCAGATTCAGCAATTAAGCTATTTAAAATGGCAAAAAGCATTAGGGGTTAATCATGCCTAATTTGACGCCTAACTTTTACGATAAGTTAGTTAAGATTACCTCTGAATTAGGTATGAAGCCTGAAGATTTACTTAATGTAATGGCTTTAGAATCTGGATTGAACCCAGCAGCCCATAATAAAAATGGAAATGCTTCTGGGTTAGTCCAGTTTATGCCAAGTACATTAAAAGGAATGGGCTATAAAGGTTCTCATGATGAATTTAGAGGTTTATCTGGTGAAGATCAACTTGACTATGTAAAAAGACTTATTCAAGGCAATATGAAATTCAATGGTGGACCATTTACATCAGCTCCACAATACTATGTTGCTAATTTTTGGCCAGTTGGTCTTAAATTGCCTGGAATTAAAGCGGGTGATGATGCCGCAGTAATTGTTGAAAAAAATCCTGAATCAGTAACTGCCATGAGTAAGGATAAAAAGAATCCAGGCGAAGTTCAGTATTCAAAAAAATATATGGATGTTGGATTTAGAATATCTGTTAAGTCAGAAATAGCTGCTTATAATGCTAATCCTGGTTTAGATACTGACAAAGATGGTAAGATAACATTTGCTGATTTGAAAGTAGTTTTAAAAAGAGCTACAGGTGGAAAGAATTATCTAGCTGCTTTGGAAGCAATGAAAAATGCAACTGGATATGAAGCAAAACCACAGGAACAAGTTGCAAGCAATGTGCGCAGTGTAAATACACAACCTGATAATGTACGTGATATAAGTACTGCTCCCAATAAACCATCAGATCCAGGCAAATCCTGGTATAACCTACATGATAACCATAGTGATGGATTTAAAGGACTTATGATGCCAAACTCTACGGCTCCATCAGAAAATTATAATATTGATACTATATTAAATTCATATGTATCACAAATAGCTGCATCAGAAAAAGTTAACAGAAGTCTTTACAATAAATTCCTACCAAAACAAAAATATTTAATACAAATACAGGCTTCAAATTATACTAATGCAGTAGAAGCTTCTAGAGTATTATCTGCTGCATTAGAGGAAGACTTACTGGCAACATCAACTGTATATACAAATGGTAATGAAGTTGAAATTGAATCTTCCATTCCTGGTCCAAGTAAGGAATGTTTTGCCGCATTAGTTGGAATTACGGAATCATTTGAAGATGCATTTAAAATTGCAACAAAAAAAATAGGTGAAGTATCTATAAGTACTAATATCATTGTTAACGCCAAATCATCATATCCAGAAATAACGTTAAAAACCGCTGAAATTCAGCACAATAAATTTTTACTAAAATTTGTATAAGGAATACCATGGTAACCGAAAAAGAAGTCATTGATGTAGTTGCTAGTTCTCAGGGATCTGGAAAAACATTTGCAGAATTTATAGCTGAAGTATTTAAAGGTAAATTCGTAGAAATATATGTAGGCGATTCTTATGAGGATATTAGTACTGAACAAGTATCAATGTCATATCCTGCAACATTTTGTGGTAAAGTGATTTCTGCCTATAAAGAATGCTTAGTAATAAGCTGTGCTTTTTCTGGAGTTAATAGACCTACACAAATGGGTAAATTGTTATTCATAAGTGAAAGAGCTATTAGAGCTATGACAGAAGTAGATGAAAAGGGCGTTTTTGAAGATACTATGTTAAGAAGTAAAGATAGCTTATCCGTTAAAAAATCTTTTGGAGAATAATGAATTCTATTGATGAACTATTGCTAATAACCGAAGCATTTGAAAAACAATGCAATGGTAGCCTTGTATCTTTAGCATTTGCTAAAGAAAAGAAGGAAGAATCAGTAATAGATTTATCTAAGGCTGATGACTTTACGTATTCAGCTATGATGCGTCAAATAAGAAAGAAGACTTCCAAGGAACAAACTAAAGAGTTTTTAAGGTTATTTAAAGATTATTTTGATATAACTATCAAAGCAGGAATTCAGCAACCTGAAAAAATAGCATTAAAGAAAGCATTGGATGAATTTGGCAAAAAATATAAACTTAAGTTAGACGATGAACTAATTAAGAATGCGGCGGTAACTGAATTAGGTAATCCAGTTCTTGTTGGAAAGTATTTATCTGATATTATTAGATTTACGCTCAATAGAATATCTCCTGAAAGAAGACCTAAATCAATTAATACAGTAAAACAAAAAATATATGCTTTGAATGAAAATGAAATTTCAACAAAGAATTTACCAGCATCTTCATCTATGGGGCAATCAATAACATTCGTTAAGACAATTCTATTTAAT